TGGAAAAGGATTTGTAATTGAATTTGTTTGAACACTCCATCCAATTGTAACATCAGCCGCATTGCTACCATCATTATATAAATATATAAAGCTAGTTCCAGTGCCACCTGCTGTTTGATCTCGCAAACACTTAAGAGCAACTGGATAACCTGTTTTTATATGAGGCGCTACGTTTCCTAAATTTAAAGTTTTTACTATATTGGTTGTTAAACCGTTTACTACCGCTGAGAAATTTAAAGTAAAAGTTCTAGCGTTTTCATCTGTACCGTACCATATCCAATTCGTAAAACCAGATGCTATTTTTAAATCATATTCAAAAGTACCAACACCAGTTTCTTCAAAACTAAACACAGGGTCAGGGAGTCCACCTTGACCAAATGGCGGTGGAAAACCTGGATTTATATATTCAGTTTGAACATTTACTCCATTGCCATCAAAAACACTATCTAAAGAAAGTGGTACGTCTATACTACTAGATGGTATAGCTTGACCGAAATTATCTACAAGATAAATTGGAGCAGCTAACACGCTTGGATAAACGCCAAATTCATCAGGTCTAAGGTCTTCTAAAAATGGATCATCATTCCAACCGTTAAATCCTTCAGCACCTTCTCCACCTTCGTTTTCGTTTAATATTATATCGTTTATTTCTTGTATAACACCAGTTGTAGATGATTCCCAAAATATATCTAAAAGACTAGACACTGGTTCTGTTTCATATACAGCTAAATATTGTATTCCTGGTACAGTAGCACTATATACATTTATCGAATCACCAACTTGAACAGTTACAGAAGTTGATACTACTAATTGATCCGGAGCAGAGAAAGTTAAAGTATCACCGTTAAAAACAGATACAACGTTACTAAGTTCTATATCAAGTGGATTACTTCCAACACCTACGACTAAAACTATAGTTCCAGTAGGAATTCCAGGTACACCAGTAACAATCATACCTGCTGTAATTAGAGATATGCTGGATACGGATATTACAGATGATGTTGCAGAAGCTGTCGTTGTTTTTGTTGTAGATACATTACTTGAAGTATAACTGACTACAACTAAGTCTGTTGGGAAACCAGGTCCAACAACAGTGTCACCAGCTTCTATGTCGCCAGCTGGACCAGATACGTTAGCTAACTGTAAAGTGTCTGTTGTGCCGGAAACCGCTATACTAGCACTTACAGCTGTAAAATTTACATTAGAAACTTGACCTATTTTTTCAGCAGTATTTATTCTAACTATAAAAGGGTTAGATTCTATTGAGTAAAATTGAGGAAAGTAATTTGGATCTGGTGGATCTTGAGGATTGTAATCAAATAAATCTCTAACAGTTGAGATAGTTGAAGCAAAATCAAAAGTGTTTCCTGGGTAATATTGTAAATTACTCAAACCTAAGTTGTTTTGATCTACAGAAACTGGTACATTAGAATTTTCAACTCTACCATAAAGTTTAACAGAACTTCTAAACTGATTTTGAATTGGACCAACTTCTGATAAATCTTTAGGTATTTTATTTATATTATCGCTTATAAGTACAGCGTGAGAAGTTTTACCTATTTCTAAAGTTTGATTTTCTGGGTACGATGCCATTATTCCAGGCAAATAAACATTATAATACTCTTGTTCTGTTTGCTTTACTACAATTTTAAAAGTATACCAACCTAAAGGATTATAGTCTGGAGATGTTGGGTCTCCGTTGTAAACACCCGGGTATCCATTAGGTATATCTTTTAAATTAGCTATTTGATTATTAAAGGATATTTTTATAGAATTACCAGGCCAATCATCTGGATCAGTGCTTAAAGTATTATATGGAGAGTATATTGTAGAACCTATATATGTATTTCCATTTACTGTTATGACTTTTTTATTATTAGAAAGTATAACTCCAGATTGTCTACCGTATCTATCTGACAAAACAACTCCAATCTGATAGTTTCTATTTGTTTTTACACTATGGTTTGGATATTCTATTATACTAGTTTTATTTTGAGTATCACCACCTGGTAAGAAAAATATTAACTGAAGATTGAATATATCAGCTACTGTAGGTGTGCTAAGAGTTATAACTGCTTGAAAATTATTTTGCGTAACAGATTGTATAACAGTTCCTTCAGCTAAACCTTCGCATAAAATTATCATACCAGGTACTAAATCTTGATTTCTACTTAAACCTTGAACTGTAAAAACAGTTGTTCCAGCTGGATAATCACCGGCAACAAAACCTTCATCTCTATTTAAATTAAACTCAGACTTAGGAGTAACAGCGACGTTATAATCTAAATAATCTGGAGCGCTGTGTTTATTTTGAAAGTTACCATATATAACTCTATTGCTAGAAACTTCTTGAGCAAATGCTCTTACAGGTGTTTTGTCGTAAACTCTTATTAAGTCTTTTTCTGGTAAAGTTTTAAAAGGTTTTTTAGATTGATAATCGTAAATATAATAATCTGGTTCACCTATAGTTAAGATTGTGTCAGCTGTTAAAGTTTGTGCTGAACTTAGTAATATAGTGCCAGATGTACTTGGATTCACGTTTGGATCGTCTGGAGTATAAGATACTACTGTAACGTCAGTTGTTATATCAAATCCAGTTACATAATCTCCAACATTTATACCACCTCTAACATTATCAACAATAACACTTGTTGAAGATACGGTTGACGTGGTTATATTACAAACAGCAGAAGAACTAAAAATTTCATTTATATCTATAGTATCTACAACTTTAACTGGTAGTTGATCGGATTCTTTATACAATATATCCATTGATTTTACTTTCAATGAATTAGATAAATTATAATTTTTAAAAGGTAATGGTATTCTTAGTTTTATATCATCAACTTTATTTTCTACCCAAGAAACTATAGTACTTTGGTAAGCATCATTTTGGTCATTAATTTCTTCAATACCTAAATCATCGTTTTTAACGTACATAAAGTAACCGTCCTGTTTAGGTATAAAAGCTGCTTGTGTAAAAGTTGAAAACAAAGAATACTCGTCATCATCAAATTTAAATCTATATCCAAATCTAACAAACTTGTCGTCTAAATAATTAGGATCACCAGCAAAACCTTTGTCGTAATATGGATTAGCATTCAAAACTATATCAGTTGCGTTACCAATATTTGGCAAAGTTGATTGCCCGGTTACATTTATTGTCCAAACGTTAGGATTTACTGTATCGTCAAAAGTAGCAGTATCAACAGTAACTCCACTTATTTCAATCACATTACCTTGAACATCTATATAACTTATTTTAGCACCAGATGGACCATAAGACCCATTAGTTTGAATTATATCTCCTTCAAAATTAATTAAAGTGAAAGAAGTATCGCCAGAAGTTATTGGAGCGTTGGTAGTTCCTTGTCCTCCGTTAGGAAGATAAATGCTACTAACATCTTTCATTGTAGTTTCGTAATTAGAAGTAGACGATAGTTTACTTTCAGCATACATTTCTATACACTTGTACGGATTATATTTAGCTACAGATATTTGATCTTCTGTAGTATAATAATTTTGAATAGTAGTAGCGTATTTAATATTTATTTTTCTAGGTTGATTTCTATTGTCAGTCCAAAAAAGTAAATTTTCCAAAACATTAACACCATATATTGGATTAGTTTTAGAAAAATTTAAAAAAGCTCCTTTAACTAAAATTGTTAAGGCGTTGTTTATGCTATTAAAAGCTATTATAAAATTTTTAGCATTTGGATTATATGTTATTTGAGATGGATAAGGGTCAGACCAATCTGTATAAAACAAATAAGCTATGCCATTAGATTCATCTGTAGTATGACCTATACATTTTAATCCACTAACTCCAGTAAAAATAGCAACATCACCAGTTTTAGTATTACCCAATACATTTTCTAAAGACCCCGCGTGCTCACCTTCTGATTTATTTACCTGTACATTTACAGCGTTTTTATATTCATTATTAGCAATTATACGCGCGTCTAATTCTTTGTTCATCTTAGACTTTAAGAAAGTATTTTTAGATTTAGCCATTTAATTTTAGTGTTTAATCCATTTAGATTTGCCTCTCATTACTTGAGTAATTTCCTCAATCTTAATATTAGATAATCTTATTTTTAGCGTTTCTTAATTTAGATGATTTTTCTCTTCTAAGTCTTTGAACCAAATACTCAGGTTGATTAGCTCTGGTAGATATAACAGCATGCAGTATATAAGCGTATAGAGCCTCCTCTGCTAATTTAGGAACCTTAGTGTCAGTATCATAAGCTAAACCATCAGAAACGTATTCTAAAACGATTAATTGATTAATCATTCCGCTAGCAAAAGACATTTTACCTTCGCGTTCGTTTAAATTAAACCAACCATTAGATTGAGAATATTGTGGATCAATGCCGTATAGTTGTCCCCAATTAATATAACCAATCCATTCGCCGTTATTATTATAATTTATATTAAAATCATCAATACCTATATACCCAGAATTATCTAAGGTATTTTCTAATATAGTATTACTATGCCATCTTTCTTGAGTTATAGAAGTTCCTTCAATATCATTTCCGAAGTTATCTTGTGTTGGTATACCTTTTGAATCTTGTATTTGAGTATAATAAGGACTAGTAGTTAAGTTGTTAGTAGGGTATATAGGGTGTTTTACACCAGCGTTATCTATCCAAGATGTTTTAACATAATTAACGTAATCTTGTGGCAATACTAATGTTAAGCTAGGAGGTATAGTTAATTCAGCTGACTTTATGCTTTTTAAAGTATCATAACTAAATTCTTGTAAAGCTCTTTTAGCGTGAAATAATATATCAGACTTTTTAGCTGTTTGTATTAATTTACCATCTCCAACATATCCAACCATAAAGTTGTCTATAGCATCGTTTAATGATATATAAGCATAACTACCATAATTATCTTCAACAGTTTGACCGTAAGCTTTTTCAGCATCAGTAACGCCATACTCACCACCATCAAGTACTTTTAATTGAACAACTATGTATAAACCTGAAGCAGGTGCTGTTTGAAATATAATGTTATTGTTTTCAATACTAAATTGAGAAGTATATTCAACCCAAGATCCTGAAACACCAGAAACACTTGTGTATACTTTAAAATTGTTTAAAGGGTAATTAATATTATTTGGATCCCAACTACCAAGTACTAAATCGGTATTGAAAGTAGTATTAAACGAAGTGACTAAACCATCTCCTCTAAAACCTTGAGCGCCTTGATAATATTGCTGATTTGTTTCTGTTATTAAGCTCATTTATTATGATTTTTCGTTTATTTCAGTTTTTTGAGCTTCTTGCTCTGCAACTTGTATTAAACCTGGATCATTAATTATAATTCCACAATATTTTAGTATATTCATTATAATATTATTTTTCTCAGATATATCAAGTTCAAAGTTTACTGTAGAAGATCCGCTTACTGTAGCCGGACTGAACAGGTATTGCCCAAGTGATCCAATAGTAAATCCCCATTTAGGTGCAGTTGGTTTAAACAAAGAGTTTATAGAAACGATATTTGGCTTTGGATTTATTTTAACTAATAATTGATTTATTGTTTGAGGAAACACAGGTGTTGTTGTTGAAGTAGTTAAAGCTATTGGATATTTATTAGTTGGAGTTGTTAGTTTAGATTTTTTTATTTTAGTATAATCATTTTTACTAGTTAACTGAACTACAGATTCTACAAAAGCATTAACATCTGTATAAGTTGCTAATATTTCTCCTAACTTATACAAAACGCCTGATCCGGTATAAACCCAACCATCATTGTTTAGGTCATAAGTAAAAATAGCGGGTCTTTCAAAAGGATATAATTTATATGATATATCTTTAAACATATCAAAAAATTCAGTATCATTCTGTGTGTTATTTTGATTTTGACGATTAACTTGGTTGCCATCTGGAAAATAAGACTGAAACATTTCATCTTGAACTTGCTCCGCTAAACTGTTAAATTCAGCTGGAGTAATGTAACCTCTTTGTTCTTTGTTTATAATATACAAGACTGTTTGATATACTGTATTTACGTTTACCGCCATTGTGTTATTTTATTTATACTAAAAAGGCGGCCGAAACCGCCTATATAATAGTATTACTTGTTTTTATAGTTTTTTATCTATAGATCTATATATTTCAACGCCTTCATCTGTCTTTAAGAATGCTGCAAAAGCAGAGTAAGGGTTTTCATCGAAAGGTACGTTCATTAATTTTCTACCAGTAGACGTCCATGTAAATGTTCTTTGATCTTGAGATAAAGATATAATGTTAGCCTCTGAAGCTCTAATAGCAAAATTTCTTAATTGAACATTATCATCGTTAGCTAAATTCATAAATAAAACTGGATTGTTTTTAGCAAATAATAATAAATCTCTTTTTAGTTCTTTTGAACTCATAGAGTTTACAGCTGATCCTTTTTCAACTCTCAATATAGCTTCAGCGTGATCTACATCCATATTTCTAGCAATATTTAATGCATCAATCTGCGTATCTAAAACATCTAATTCATCTTCCGCAACAGCAACTGAACTAAATTCAATGTACATTTTGTTTTTAAGAGGATGGTATATAGAAAGTAACTTTTGTAAATTTTGTTTTTCTTTTGGTACAGTTAAAACACCGTCATAAAATCTAATATGACCAAGTGTAGCTTCTCCTTTTTGTTCATCTACAAGTGCTGAAGTTTGATTAGTTGCATATCTTATTTCTCTTTGAACCCCAGATTCTGGATCAAAATACAATAAAGGGTGTTTAGCCGTATGTTTTCCTGGAATTGTTAAAGTTAAAGGACTTTTATCTCCCATTAAAAGATAAGTTCTATCTTTATATTCCCAAGTTGGTTTTTTTTCAACTGTTTCCTTTTTTGCTACAGTTGGAATATCCACTGTATTCGCGTGTACAGTCTGTTCTTGTTTTGGGACTTCGATAACGTTGTCCGCAGTTTTTTTAGCTTTATTTGCCATGATATAATAAAATTAAATAGTTATAAGGGTAATAATTACCCCCGTCGTTACAACGAGGGTAAGAATTACATTACTTGTGATTATACTCCTTTGAAAAGTACAAAGTTGTTAGCGGCTTGAGTAACCAAACATCTTTCAGACAAGAAGTTAACTTCCATCGCATCAAGAGTTGATGTAAACGCACCACCAGCAGAACCAGTCAACCAAGACTTCATACGACGATCGTCAGCTTGTGAAGCTCTATAACGAACGTGTAAGAATGGTCTACGGATATTTGTTCCTAGGATTTGATCGTAAACTGTAGAAGTTCCAGCTGGTACTAATACACCTTCGATAGAACTGGTACCTGTAACACCTCCACGAGTAGAAGCGTCGTTCAAATATTTCCAGTCTGTTTTGTAGAAATCGTAAGATCCTCTACGGAAACCACTAAATCCAAGATTCAACGCCATTTCAGAAGAGTTTTCAAACAAACCATATCCAGTACCACCAACTGCTCCAGAAGAAAGCTTGGACAACATATCGTCAAAATCAAGAGATGTTTGTCTCTGAAGGAATAACATGTTTTCTTCAATTGCTCCTTGAGTATCTAGGTTTTTCAAGATATTGTCAAATTCAGAAAGTCCAGTAGCAGCTGTAAAACCAACTTCTACATTACCGCGAGTTTGGATAGCAGCGAATAAACCTTCTGTACCAGGTAATTTATCGGCGCTACTTAATTGGCTGTATTCACCTTCTACAACAGACATTTCCAAATAATCTTCGAAACGTAAACGAGTTTCAGATTCAGCTTTTAGATACCAAAGATAACCAGAAGTACCGTCTTCAGTAGCAACTTCAACCCATCCGATTTGAGCCATATCAGAACCATTAATTGTATATTGGTTTCTAATAATAATTGGAGAATTAGAGTATTGAGTAAAACTAGGTTCAACAGTTATGCGGTCTCCAGTAGCAATACTAGATCCTTTTTTATAAGCCGATCCATATACAAATACTTTAATTGTAGCAGAACCTGCAGTAATTCCATTTCCTGTAACTGTGTCTAACTTTTTATTGTTAAAAGCTTGAACAGTAATTGTTCCAGCAGCTCCAGGAGTAGAACCTGTTACCAATGCTTTAGCTTCAGCTCCTGTAGCAGGATCTAAAACAACAACTGTATCGTTTATAGAAATAACATTTGAAACTCCGGCTACACTTCCAGGGTTAATATTAATTACGTTAGTAGTACCAGAACCACCAGCCACAACTTCTACATTGTCATAAGATATATGCAATCTATTTTGTTCTGACCAAATAACTTGATCTGATGTCATCGGCATTTCAGCGCCGACCATTCTTAAAAATCCAGATAAAGTACGATTTCCGTAACGTTCTACTTCAGCTTCGTAAATTTCAGGAAGATACTGCTGAGCAAAGTCATTAGCACCGTTGTTAAATTGTAGGTAGTTAGTCTCTAAAGTCTGTTGAATAGACGAAGGAATTAAACTACCAAGTTGAGGACTTAAAGCCATAATTTAGTTTTTTTTAGTTAAATTTTTTTATTTTAAGTTTTGATGAATCAGCACCAGAAATAGCTTTAACTTTCAATCCGTTTATAAATACCTCTCCTTGTTGAGACCTAGCTTTTGTATCGCTTAGGTTTTTTGAACTATTTATAACTTCTTTTACAGCATCAGCTTTTCCTTGTTCATAAAAATGAGATGCGATTTTATCTACATTTTCAGCAGCATACATAGCCTTGTGGTAACCTTTCATATCTTTAACAATACCTGTTTCATCAAGGAACTTCCCGATAAGGTTGTTAATGTTTGATTGGTTTTCAGCAACTTTATCACCATTTTGAATATTATACTTATAACTTTTTTCACCTATTTTAAAATCGAAACCTTCGAAATCTTGAGTAAAAAGTTTTTTAGTGCTTTCTTTAAATTGTGAATGTTGTTGATTGGCTAACTCCTGCTGTTTATTATATCGGTTGAAAAAGTCCATAGCTTTTTGAGTGTCCGGGTTTACGCTTGATCTCAACTTGATTTCATCGTAATATTTACTCTTCGTGTCTTCTAAAAAGTTTTTTGCTTTAGCAACCTCTTCTTTAAACGCAAGTTTTTTCTTGCGAATATCTTTTTCCTCATCTATATCTTCGTCAATAATAAAATCTTCAAGAAGAAGATCTATATCGTCGCTTTCTAAATAAGGTTTATTTTTTTTGTAATATTCTTTTAATAATGAAACCTCGTTTAAATTAGAATAATCAGTATTTAATCTAACATAATCTTCTACAGTTCCACCTGTTTCTTCCATAAAAGAAACTAGTTTTTCAATATTTTCAGGTAATTGTTTACCTAAAATTTTTTCATCTTTTAAAGCCTCTTTAACCTCTGCCTCTACTCTATTTACTTCTTGTGAAACTTCTTTGATTGGGTTAAATTCTTTATCATCTTCAATGCTCCCTTGGTCTCCTTGTCCCACTTCTTGCAATCCCACTTCGGGTTGTTCTGAGCGTAACACGCTGCTCTCTGAGCTTGGTTCTTGAACGGCATTATCTTCTATTTTTAATTCTTCTTTAGGTATTACAACTTTTGTAACATCTGGTGGTAACTGAACTAAAGGTTCTTTAATATTAACTTTAGTTACTTGCTCGTCTTTTTTTGCTAATTGCTTTGGCTTTGATTTTAATTTAAAATCGCCTTCTTGTTTTACTTGTTCTGACATAATATGATATAATTAAATAATTGTTGTTGCCTACATAAAGGCTTCTATACCCATATCGGGTTGGTTTTCAAAGTCTATAGGTAAACTATCGTTTTGCCTTTGACTTATTAATTCACTTTGCTGTGTAGCTTCCATTTTGCTACGTTTGTCTTTACGATCTTCAATAGCGTTTTCTTTTTGCTGTATGTTTTGAACTTCTAATTGCTTAAGTTGCATATCATACTGAAACTGCAATTCCATCTCTTGGCGCTTAATAAAAGAAGCTTGTTCCATCTTCTGTATATCCATTTGAGTTTTAGCTTGTTCAAATTGAACCTTAGAACCAGATATAGCCTCTTGTTTTTGTACTTCAGCCATAGCGGTTCTTTCAGCTGTTTCAGCTTGTGCAGAAGCTTGTGCTTGAATATTAGTTCTTTGATTTTCTTGATCTTGTCTATTTTTTTGCTTACGTTTAACTTTAAGCATTTGATTAGCTAGTTTAAGATTTTTAATTTGTCTTAAATCTATAGCATCTTCTAAATCAATCCCTCCTTGAGCTAATGCTGTTTGAATATTTTGTTCTAACTGAGCTTGTTCTTCTTCATCTGGCTCTAATTCTAAGAATATACCAAAATCATATAGATTAAGATTTATTATTTCTTCAAGAACTTTAACATTGTAACTTGAAACAGAATTTCTAAGAGACTCAGATGTTAATGGAAAATATAAAGCATCTGCTATTCTAAGAGAAATATTTTCAGCTATTTTCAATGTAATATATTGAGCAGCTTGATTAATGTGTCTTGTAGCAACATTAGACGCGTTAGCTGCCATTTTTTGTAGACCAACTAAAGAGTTTTTATCCATTGCACTACCGTCTCTAGCTTCATTAAGCCCGGTAACGTCGCGTATCATTTGTAAATAATACTGATAAGTTTGTATCAAACTTTGTATCTTAGCTCCTCCACTTGAACTATTTAATTCTTGAATAGGTACTTTACCGTGATTTAATTCACCATCTTGAGTTAAAGATCTACCAACAATAGAACCAGTTTGGAAATACATGTTTAAAGCTTCGGCTGGATTGTAGTTAGTTCCATTACCAAGATCAACTTCTGCTAAACCATCCATATCTAAATAAACACCATCTGGTACCATTCTAGATAATACTTGTTGTAGTTTTAAATGAGTTAATTGAATCATATCAGCAAATCCGATACACTTACTTACAATTGATTCTATTCTACCTTTGTACATTCTAGGTGCACATATAACGTAGTTCATTTTAACTTTAGTAGTATCGGCAAAAGGTCTTGACATATTCTCTGACAACCTCCAGTCTAAAAGCATATTAGTACCTAATACTTTGGCTCCAGAATATAAAACTTCAATAGATCTAGATACTCTTTCAAAATTATCGTTTTCAGGTGGGTTAAATGTATCTGGTTTTTCTAAAGCCTTTAACAAACCTGTTTCTGTTTGTTTTATTTTAAAAACTTGATTGTGATAAGTCTTGTATTCAAAGTAAAGTACTTGAAC